CTGGCCTTCAAGTTCAAAATCAACAATATGAAGCTGAAATGTCAGAATATCTGGATATCTTTAGAAGACATAATTTGGCTAAGTTGGCCAGCGCAAAACCAGGTATGATAGAAAAACGAGCAAATGATAGAACGAAGGAGGTATTTGATGCCATTGAAGCAGATAGTAAGCGTATTAGCTCTCTTAACGATTAGTGGTTGTAGTTTATTACAGCAAGCTCCAAGAGAAGTTGAAATAATAACAAAGCCCATCGCAATTGATGTGGTTCAACCAATCCTACCTCGTCCTATTGAATTAAAAGAACCAAAGTGGTATGTTGTATCAGATGCAAAGGTAATTGAAAATTGTCTTAAAGATCCTGATACAAAAAAACCAAATTGTAAATTGGGTCGGGAAGATTTATATCCAGAAGGATATACTTACCTCGATAAATTTATAGATAATATTAAGAAACAACATGGCGGAGATGTAGTATTTGTAGCCATGAGTGTAGAGGATTATGAGTTGATGTCTTATAATACTCAAGAAATTAAAAGATACATCAATCAACTTGGAGAAATAATCGTTTACTACAGAAATGTAACAATAAACGATGAGGAAGGAGCCGCAGTTGAAATTAAAGTGGAGAATGAAAATGAGTAGAATGAAAGAATCTATGAGTGTATGGGAAAGAGCTGAAATGGCTGCAAAACTTTCCGCAATAGCATATATGAATCCAAAGCCTGCTGAAACAGCATGTAAAAAATTAGGCTTTGCTTCAGGAAAAATTATTAGTAGAGATGGAGCCGAAGTATTAATCGCAAAAGATAGAAATGATATGTGGTTTGCATTTAGAGGAACTGAACCATCTAAACTAAATGACGTAATGGCTGATTTAAAAGTTATTAAAAATTCTGCTGTCGCTGGAGGAAAAGTTCATGGAGGATTTCAGGAAGAAGTAAACGATCTTTGGATGGATATTGTAAAAGAACTAGAACACAACGATCAATTAAAGGTACGAAAAGATGTATATTTTACTGGGCATTCTCTGGGTGCTGCTATGGCTACTATTAGTTCCACACGTTATCAACCTGAAGAACTCTTCACATTCGGGTCACCGAGGGTCGGAGGTAAACGATTCATCAAGAATGTAAAATGCCCTCATTATAGATTTATGAACAATAATGATATTGTTTGTAGAATCCCACCAGCTTGGCTAGGTTTTAGACATCATGGAGAAATGATCTATTTCGATAGAAATGGAAATAGAGCTTTAAAACCAACTTGGGCTGATGTATTTTATGGTATTCTAAATAGCTGGAAAAGATTTAAATTCTTTGACGGTATTGTAGATCATGGTATGCCTAACTATGTAAAAGCTTTGAAAGCTTTAGTAAAGGCGGAGAAGTAATATGCATTGGTTAATGGTACTTACTCTAAAATCTATATTATCTTCAATAATTGGTAGTTCATTTTATCAATGGTTTCAAGGAACAACAGTTGGTATTTGGTTTCAAAAACAAGTAGATCGATTCATGGAATATTTTGCTGAAAAATATGAATTAGAACTTTTGAAAAAAGATGCTAAATTTAGAAAACAATATCCACTACAAGCCGAAAGATTAGATAACCTTGAAGCTGACTTGACAACCCTTTGGGAACTACCATCCATTCAAAAAGAAATTCTGAATGAAGTGAAAAAAAAGTAAATTAACCATTTACAAATGCCACGAAATGTGGTATAATATACATATTATTAAAACAATTAACTAACAATGGATGATGGACTAAATTATATGACTATGCACGTAACAAAGCGTGATGGCTCAACGCAATCTTTTGATCTTGATAAAGTGCACAAGGTATTAGATTGGGCCACCCAAGATATTACCGGTGTCTCTATATCAGAGATCGAACTCAAAGCAAATATTCAATTGTATGATAAGATTCCAGCTTATGATATTCATGAGCTTTTAATTAAATCTGCAGCTGAGCTTATTTCTGAGCATACTCCAAATTATCAATTTGTTGCAGCACGGCTTATTTCATATAAGCTTCGTAAAGAAGTATATGGTGACTATCAACCATGGCCATTGCGACAAATCATTATTGAAAATGTTTCAAGGGATGTGTATGATGGTGCTATTATGCAGGACTATGATCACAATGAAATAGACGAATTAGATGAATATATAAAGCATGACAGAGATGATACATTTACTTATGCTGGAATGGAACAGTTTAGAGGTAAATATTTAGTTCAAGATCGAAGAACGAAACAACATTATGAAACACCGCAAATATTGTACATGATGATTGCTGCTACCTTATTTGCTAAATACCCAAAAGAAACACGTATGAAATACGTAAAGGATTACTATGATGCAATTTCTCAATTCTATATATCACTACCTACGCCAATCATGGCTGGAGTTCGTACACCAACAAGACAGTTCTCGTCCTGCGTACTTATTGAGTCTGGTGACAGCCTCGATTCTATTAACGCTACTGCTACAAGCATTGTCAAGTATATAAGCAAAAAAGCTGGAATCGGTATTGGTGCTGGTTCTATTAGGGCTGAAGGAGCAAGGGTTGGAGATGGATCAGTTGTTCATACTGGTTTAATTCCATTCCTTAAATATTTCCAAGCTGCTGTAAAATCATGTTCTCAAGGTGGAGTACGTGGTGGTGCGGCTACAGTCTATTTACCTATTTGGCATTATGAATTTGAAGACTTGGTAGTACTTAAAAATAATAAAGGTACCGAAGAAAATCGTGTACGCCACATGGATTATGCTTTCCAATTAAATAAGCTTATGTATGAACGCTTATTGTCAGGTGGTGATATTACTTTCTTTGATCCAAATGATGTACCAGGATTATATGAATCATTCTTTGATGATCAAGATAAGTTTAAAGAACTATACGAAAAATATGAAAGAGCATATTCAGTTCGTAAAAAATCTTTACCAGCTGCCGAAGTATTTTCAACGTTAATTCAACAAAGAAAAGATACAGGTAGAATTTATATTATGAATGTAGACCATGCAAATGATCATGGCGCATTTGATCCAAAAGCTGCTCCAATTAGAATGAGTAACTTATGTTGTGAAATTGATTTACCTACAAGTCCAATGGGTGCAAATGATACTGATGGAGAAATTTCTTTATGTACTCTATCAGCAATCAATTGGGGTTTAATTAATGAACCAGCTGAGTTTGAAAAGTACTGTGATCTTTCAGTAAGGGCTTTGGATGAATTACTTGATTACCAATCATATCCAGTATATGAAGCTCAAAAGGGTACAATGAATCGTAGACCACTGGGTATTGGTATTATTAACTTAGCATATTTCTTAGCAAAACGTGGTTTAAAATATGATGAAGGTGCCTTTGAAACGGTAGATGAATACGCTGAAGCATGGTCATATTACTTAATTAAGGCTTCTCAACAATTAGCTGAAGAAAAAGGTGAAATTCCTTTAAAAAATCACACAAAATATGCCCGTGGAAAACTCCCGATTGATACATATAAACGAGCGATAAATAATTTATTAGAGCATAAAGAAAGACTACCGTGGAACGAGCTTAGAGAAAAACTCCTAGAAACTGGTACTCGCAATTCTACTCTGATGGCATTAATGCCTGCTGAAACAAGCGCTCAAATTTCTAATAGTACTAATGGTATTGAACCTCCTAGAGCTTTAGTATCATATAAACAAAGTAAGGATGGAGTCATGGCTCAAGTTGTCCCAGGATACCATCACCTTAAAAATAAGTACGACTTGCTCTGGGATCAAAAATCTCCAGATGGATATTTAAAAATTTGTGCAATACTACAAAAATACATTGATCAAGGTATTAGTGTCAACACATCTTATAACCCTGAATATTTTGAGGATAATAAGATACCAATGTCACAAATGATTACAGATCTTGTTACAGCATATAAGTATGGTTTGAAACAGCTTTATTACTTTAATACATTTGATGGAGCTGGCGAAATAACCGATGGTGAAACACATCATGCATATGATGGAGAGAGTTCACAATACGAGGACGATGATGATTGCGAGAGTTGCAAAATTTGAAACGTATACCTTTAAAGGGAGGTGATGAATATGACGTACACACAGGGTGGCGTAAATTAATTCAGCCTCATAAAAACATGATAAAGAGTGCAAAACGCTCATATAACAAACGATTTAGAAAACAAGGGAAAATGAATGCAAATATTGAAAAAGAATAAAAAGTCTCATTTAAAAAAATATATGTTTTTAGACGAGGCTGTAGATGTTCAAAGATATGATGAAGTAAAATACCCGCAATTAGATAAAATTACAGATAAGCAATTAGGTTTCTTTTGGAGACCAGAAGAAGTTGATGTGTCTAAAGATAAAAAAGACTTTAACGCATTAACTCCAAATGAACAACACATTTTTACCAGTAATCTAAAACGTCAAATCCTACTTGATAGTGTACAAGGGAGAGCTCCAAACTTAGCATTCCTACCAATTGTATCTTTACCAGAAGTTGAAAACTGGATTGAAACATGGTCATTCTCAGAAACTATCCATAGTAGATCATATACACATATTATTAGAAATGTATATCCAGATCCATCTTTTGTGTTTGATGATTTATTAAATCAAAAAGAAATTATGGATTGTGGTAAATCTATTTCAAGATATTATGACGAATTGATTGATTGTAATAATGGACCTACCAATAAAATGGACCACAAAAAAGCTATTTGGTTAGCACTAATGAGTGCCAATGCATTGGAAGGTATTAGGTTCTATGTTTCATTTGCTTGTTCATGGGCATTTGCGGAATTAAAAAAGATGGAAGGTAATGCTAAAATTATTAAGTTTATTGCACGCGATGAAAACTTACATTTAGCAAGTACTACTACAATGTTAAAACTTCTTAAGAAAGAAGATAAAGATTTTGAAAAGATTTCAAAACAATTAGAACAAGAATGTGTAGACTTATATGTAGATGTTATTGAACAAGAAAAAGCTTGGGCTAAATATCTATTTACAGATGGTTCAATGATTGGATTGAATGAAAAGATTTTATGTGATTACATCGAATGGATTGGATGTAAAAGGATGAGAGCAATTGGACTACCATGTCCTTATACAACGCCTCAAGCCAACCCATTACCATGGACTGAGAAATGGATTGGTGGTGGCAATGTACAGGTCGCTCCACAAGAAACAGAGATTAGTTCTTATGTGATTGGTGGAGTAAAACAAGATATCGATAACGACGCACTAAAAGGATTAAGCTTATGATAGAAATATATGGTAAGGATCAATGCCCTCAATGTGATATGGCTAAAAACTTGGCCAATGCAAGAGGAATACAATTTAACTATAAACAATTAGGTACGGATTTTACAAGAGAAGAGTTATTCGAACAATTCCCTAATGCAAGGACTATGCCTCAAGTAAAAAAACTTGATGGTGGAGTAATTGGTGGATTTAAAGAATTTGGTCAATGGGTCAAATCTGAATTTCTAGAACTAGATTAAGGAATTGATTTGAAAAGAACAGTTGTTGAATGCGATTATTGTTATAATAGGTCCGTGATAGGTCATAATGAAGATGAGATTGTTTTATTTTGTCCACATTGCGGAGAGCCGGTAGGGGACGATCTAGAAGAGCTAGATTTCGAAGAGTAAAATGACATGGCATTACGAAGGCAAAGAGTGGCAGTTACCAGAAGATTGGAGTCCTCAAGACGTATATGGTTTTGTGTATCTAATAACAAATTTAGAGACGAACCAAAAGTATGTGGGGAAGAAATTCTTTTGGAGCAAAAAGACATTACCAATAACCAAGACAAGAAAACGCCGTAAAAGGTTATTAGTTGAATCCGATTGGAAAGACTATTGGGGTTCAAGCAAACATCTACAAGAGGATGTTAATAAGCAAGGTGAAAATAAATTTCATAGAGAAATACTTCACCTTTGTAAAACCAAAGCAGAATGTGCTTATATGGAAACTAAAGAACAATTCGATAGGGAGGTTCTTTTAACAGATGAATATTACAATGGTATTATTAACTGTAGGATTGGCGGAGCTTCCGTTAAAAAGTTTTCAAAATAACCGTTTACATTTAATAAAAACTGTGTTATAATATACATATGAAAGATAATGTTATACAATTCCCAATGGACCGAGTTAAGAGTAAACTTATCTCTGAGGAACAATTGGAATTTGAAGATTATTACATGGACATGGCTGAGGAATCTACAGAATTAGCTCAACATGTTTTATTATTAATTGAAGAAATACTAAAAGATTTAGATCTACCTAATTTTCAAGGTATAGATTTTAGAACTAGAGAGTTTGCGGAATCTAGAGATATGATGGTAGTTGTAAATATGATTGCTTCTATGTTAATGAGATTTGGAGGTATTCACCATTTCCTACAACCGGAATTGGAAATACTATATGATAAACTACTTGAAATGCAGGATTTAAATGATTTTACTTGATTATAGCCAGATTGCACTAAGCAATATTATAGTGCAAAAACTGAATGACGAAAATATGATAAGACACATGATACTAAACAGTATCAGGATGTACAATAAGAAATATAGAGATGAGTACGGACAAATGGTAATTTGTGCTGATGGCGCAAATACTTGGAGAAGAAGTTATTTTCCAGAATATAAAGCTCATCGTAAAAAGAATAGAGATGAATCATCTCAAGACTGGACAGAAATCTTTAGGATTCTAAATTTGGTAAGAGACGAAATAAGAGAAAACCTGCCTTATAAGGTTATTCATATTGAGGGTTGCGAAGCCGATGATGTTATTGGTACCCTTGCTTTACAGACTCAAGAGTTCGGACAACACGAACCTGTAATGGTTATTTCATCTGATAAAGATTTTATTCAACTACAAAAGTTTAACAATGTTAAACAATTCTCACCAATTCAAAAGAAACTCGTAACCGATCCTAATCCTCGTAAGTATATGTTTGAACATATATGCAAAGGAGATAAGGGCGATGGTATTCCAAATATATTATCACCAGATAATGCTATTATTGATGAAATCAGACAATCACCAATGACTAAAAAGAAAATGGAATACTGGGCTGACAATGCAGATAACTTAAAAGAAGTTATGACAAATGAAGAGTATAGAAACTATATTAGAAATAAAACTCTAATTGATTTAACTGAAGTTCCTGAAGTACACCAACAACTAATTATAAATACTTTTATGGAACAAAAACCTGCTATGAAAATGAAGGTTTTGAATTATTTAATTAAGAAAAGATGCAATCTATTGATTGAATGTGTGGAGGAATTTTACAATGGCTAGACCAGCAAGAGTATATGAGATACTCGAAAAAGCAAATAAACTTGGAAAGAAAGAAGAAAGAATCGAATACTTAAGAGAAAATGAAGGTACCGCTCTCAAGGACATTTTAAGAATTGCCCTTGATAATACTATTTCCCTTGATGCTTTACCTGAAGGAACACCACCTTATAAAGCATTTGAGCCTACTGAAAATAGACCAGATCCAGTAAAAGAACTTTTATATGAATACGGTCAATTTAGAAATTTCATTAAAAGAATTACCCCGAATTTAAACCAATTCAAAAGAGAAACAATGTTTGTTGATCTTTTGGAATCTATTCATCCGGAAGATGCAAAACTTTTGTGTGATGCCAAAGATAAAAATCTTAAACTCAAATATATTACAAAGGCATTAGTGAAAGCAGCATTTCCCGATTTAATCGTAAAATAAGGAGAAGCATCGACATAAACTTTATATCATGATAGTTTTTCAATTAACAATAACCTGGAGACTGCTTATGAGTTATATTCAAATTGAACGCCTTAAGAAAGATAGAAATGAGGCTCTATACTATCAACGAAAATTACAAAAGAAAGGTAAGGAAGTGTTAGCATACAAGATGGAAAAAAAGATTGCGCACTTAAACCAATACCTCAATGATATGGAGGCAATAGGCAGATAATATAGTATTACCCCTTGGTGAATTTATTTTCATCAAGGGGTTTACATTTGATTGAAACTATGTTATAATATACATTATGAATATTTTTATACTAGACCAAGACCCTGTAAAAGCTGCGCAACAACAATGCGATAAGCATATACCAAAAATGGTTGTTGAATCTGCGCAAATGTTATCAACCACACATCGTATGATCGATGGAACAATGGAACGTAGGCCATCAAAATCTGGTTCTATGTTACAATACTACAAACTTGATGACTATCGTGAACAATTATTATACAAAGCAGTTCACTTTAATCATCCATGTACAGTATGGACTCGTGAAAACAGTAGTAATTACAATTGGCATTTTATCCATTTTGTCGCTCTTTGCGAGGAGTATACATATAGATACGGTAAAACACATGCAACGTATGAAAAGCTAGGAACAGTTTTAAGAAATCCTCCAAGGAATATTCCACATGCTGATGGCAAATCACCATTTAAATTGGCAATGGGTTCTAATCCAGAATGTATTTCTGAGGATGCAGTTAAATCATATCGTGCGTTTTATCAAACAAAACAATCAAGGTTCGCTATGAAGTGGACAAAACGTAAAGTACCGGAGTGGTTTAATTATGCCTCTATATGATTTTCATAATAAAGAAACTGAAGAGTTAGAAGAGCATTTTGTTTCTTTAGCTGACTATGATCAGTTCTTATTAGATAATCCACACTTAGAAAGAGCATTTACAAAAATGAATATTGGATCTATGGGTGGAGGAAGTTTTTTAAAAGCAGCTGGTGATGGCTGGAAAGAAGTACAAGATAAAATTAAGAAAGGATTACCGCCAAAAGACAGAGGAAATATTAGAACAAAATGAAAAAGCCTAATGTTTTAAAACTTGAACATTTAGTTAAATTAGATCCATTAACGGCTAATCAAAAATTAGCATTTGACGCATTTGAATCGGGTAGTCATATGTGTCTTGATGGATCTGCCGGTACAGGTAAAACTTTCATATCTTTATACCTAGCTCTTGAAGCGGTATTGAAAAAAGATTATGACAAAGTTGTTATTGTAAGATCTGCTGTACCAACAAGAGATATGGGTTTTCTTCCGGGTACTCAAGAAGAAAAGGAAGATGCATACACACAACCATATAAAGCAATTGTAACAGATTTATTTGATGATGGTGAAGCTTGGGATAAGCTTACTAGATTAAATAGAAAAATTGAATTTTTAACCACCTCATTTATAAGAGGTTTAACTATTAAAAACGCTGTCGTTATTGTTGACGAATCACAAAATTGTAATTACCACGAATTGTGTTCTGTAATTACAAGGCTTGATGAAGATTGTAGATTCATTATGGCTGGTGATTATTACCAATCTGATTTCACTCGTAAAGGAGATCAAGACGGTATTAAAAACTTTATTAATGTTATCAAACATATGAATCAATTTGAACACATTGAATTTAAATGGGAAGATATCGTTAGAAGTGGATTTGTGAGAGACTTTATAATGACAAAGGAACTATATGAAAACGGGAAACTTTAAGCATGAACCGATTGATTTGGGATACGACGATTTGGTTGCAACAACAGCCGATACTGGCAGAACATATGCTGCTCCTACCGGTGTTAGTTATCCTTCTATTACAACAGTCCTTTCTATATTAAGTGAGGATCATATCAGGGCTTGGAGAGCTCGGGTAGGAGAAGAGGAAGCAAACAAAATATCTCGTAGAGCATCTGGTCGTGGAACCGCCGTCCACGCAATGCTGGAAAAATATGTAGACAATGATCCAACGTTTGATGAAGGTGTAATGCCGCTAATTAAATCAAACTTTATGGAAGTAAAGGATATACTTGATAAAAGATTAACCAAAGTATATGCTCAAGAAGCTGCTCTATATTCTGACCATCTTGGTGTGGCAGGTAGAGTAGATTGTGTTGGAGTCTTTGATGGAAAAAATTCTATTATTGATTATAAAACAGCACGTAAAACTAAGAAAAAAGAATGGTGCGAAGGTTACTTTGTCCAAGAAACAGCTTATGCTATTATGTGGGAAGAACGTACTGGCATGCCAATTACGCAATTGGTAACTGTTATTGCTGGCGATGAAGGACCACAGGTGTTTATTGAACATCGTGATAATTGGTCTAAAAAGCTTTTGGAAACCATTGCTGAATATAAAAGAAGGAAGTTGTTCGGGAGGTAGTATGAAGAACCTAAGAGATTCAATGGTAAAATCATCCATTGATTACATGGAAGCACAAATGAATAAGCATAAAATGAACGCGGAAATCATTTTAAGCAACCACGTATCGGTCGGTGAACATTCTGATCAAATGGAAACTCTTGAAAAAGAGTTAGGTTTGATGGCAGAATATCATGATAAATTAGAAATTTTATTAAAATATTTCAAATAAACCGTTTACATTTGGTTCCAACTGTGTTATAATATACATATAAATTGATAAGGAACTATGAAAAAAATGAAAGATAATATTATATTGGTGGATTGCGACGGAGTCCTTTGTGACTGGGAATACGCATTTAGCCAGTGGATGCAACATACAAAAGGCATTTCAACTAAAGTTTTTAGTGCCTATAATGTTGGTGAAAGATTTGGTATTACAAGAGCTGAAGGTAAGACATTAGTTAATGAGTTTAATGACTCAGCAGCTATTGCCTTCTTACCGCCATTAAGAGATTCAGTCTATTATATGAAAAGATTGAATATGTTACATGGTTATAAATTCCATTGTATTACCTCATTAAGTATAAATAAGTATGCGCAAAAGCTAAGAATCCAAAATTTAGAATTACTATTTGGAAAAGAGTTATTTGATGACTACATCATCCTAGGTTGTGGTGATGATAAAGACGAAGCACTTGCTCCCTATGAAGGAACTGAATGCTGGTGGATTGAAGATAAACCCAAAAATGCAGAATTGGGAGCCAGCTTAGGATTAAATTCTATCCTTGTAGCTCATGAGCATAATGCTTATTACAAAGGTGCCATTCCAAGATATTGGAAGTGGAAAGAAATATATAAACACATTACTGGAGAAATGTAATGATCCAACTTTTTCGTGAATTTATGTCAAGCAAGCCTGCATGTTTTGTAGGTATTGCTATTGGTGGTGTAGCAATTAGTGCTGGTTTTATGGGTGGTGGCTTTATTCAAGTCATGACTGGCCTAGCCTTAGTAGTAACGGAATTTTGGCTTTTATGGGAGATACATAATGCCGACGAAGTTTAAAAAATCTTCGACAATAAGAGATAAGGCTACTGGTAAAAACAGAGCAGAGCATTATTATATGCACACAACGTCAACTAAAGAATTAGTTGAATATTTAGATAATCCTAATGGACTACCAAAGATTAAGCAAAAAGTGCGAAATGAATTGGTACGTAGAGGAAATGAAGCTACATAAGTGGTGGAGAATCTGGGCAAAATCGCTTGGCGAAAAGGTTGGAGAAACAGATCGTCAAGCTAATGCTGTAGCTGCAATAAGAACTTTTTGGTGGATAACACATATCGTAACATGTTTTTTTATCATTGCAGGCAACAGTAAAATGCTTGGTTTATGGTAAAATAATGAAAGTAACAATAAATGTAGAAGTTGATACTGATAATCAAAAAGATGTTGAAACAGTTGAAGACTTAATTGAAATATTAAAACAAATTAAAGCACAATCTGAAGACGACTCATAATTCTCAAAAATTATAAATAGTAACTAGAATTACTGTATAAATAATAGTAAAGGAGAAGGTTATGAGTAACAATTTACTTGATTTTGATTTTGGCTTTACCGCCGTTGATGAAAACGAATTAGAAGCTGTACAATCCGTTAAATCGGAAGTAAGCACTGCTTCGGCTAACGTGCAAGAGCTAGAAGATAAACTCAATCGGTTGTATAATTCTATACTCCCTCTATTAACTAATCTTAAAAAGAATCCGGAAAAAGAATATATTTTATGGCCTAACAGGGTCGAAAAAATAGAACAGTTTGAGGATCTAATTTCAGGAATTGTAAAATAATGGGTTTTGATAATATACATAGAGAATTTCCGCCTAGTGGAGAAATAAGTCTTGGTAATGGTACAACCACTTCGTCAGGAACACCTTTGATTCACACGGAATTTACCAGTGCTACAACTTCTATGGCGTTTAAGACTTTTTTAGCTAGACTTGGCGTTGTATATCCACTAGAAGCTGGAACCACATATTACGGACCATACAATATTGTATCTGGAACAGTTAGAGGATACAGCAGAACAAAAAATACGACTTATACTGGAACCAACCTGGCCGAAACAGGGAATGCAACTGAAAACCGTTGTGGGTATTATGATAGTAGTCCATCAGGAACATCTATAACAACGGTTTATGATAAATATCCTTTCCCTTGGTTTAATCGCTATGGTTACAACAAAAATCATTCTGATTTTAGTTATACATTAGGTAATACAGCATTTAACGTGATGTATCATGGTGGGGTGGCGAAAGGAGAGTATGGTGGCGTCCCTCCTACATGCGGTATTGATTTTGGAAATGGCAATAGCACTTTAGGATCATTAAAGTCTGGAACCACTAGTAGTTGGAGCGTTACAAACGCAGACATTACAATTGATCAGGTTATGTGGATGAAGAATACTGCAACAGATACTCGCGGATTTCCAGATCTTGAAGGTATTGTTATGCTATCCATGTTTTTAGATCATGATAGCGATAGTGCACTTGGAGCTGTAAATGCATCATATGTCGAAATTAATGGACGACATTTTAAAATTTCTGAAGCTTCGAGCGCAATGACTGGAATGAATGGTTATGCTGCAGTAGGCGGCGGGCCATTGGATGCATCCGGCAACCCTATTGGTTATACAATACTAAGTGCTAACCAAAACGATGTAATCAAGAATAGAAAGATGAAAGCCTATATGTGGATTTGCACAGATGAAGACATTGATGCTATGAATACTTATAGTGATAATGCAACTTATGATTATATAAAGCTTTATCAAGCTTCATCAGCTCCAATAAAATACAATCGTGGCCTTCATGAGCATTTAGACAAAGCTGTATCAAACACAAAATTTGATAATTTAAAACTTCATAAAACTAGTCAAAGCTTATTATATGGAGGTAAAAATATTTCTGGTAGTGGTTCAGTTGGGACTTATAATAGTAATAGTCTTTACCATAGCTTAAAATTAATAACAGAGGCCATTAATCCAGACATATTATTAAACGACGAAACTGGGCAAATGCAATTAAGTGATTACTATGATGTTCCTATACCAAGATATGCAACTAGATTAACTATAGGTGTTGTAAGAGTTACTTCGATATGCATGAAAAGCTGTTCTTATTCTTATTATTATGGATTTAATGCTTCTAGATCTGATGGAGGAGATAGTACCGATGAAACTGTTTCTTATTTAACTAATCAAGATACCTGGGACCAAGAAGGAAATGCTATTGAATTAGATTATATAGAACTTGGATTTGGTACTTTTGTATTTGCATCGGTTTCTCAAGTTCTTAGATTTAAAAATAGTGGTTCTGAAAAAAATGCTCGTGGCCCAGGCCGTGGATTAAATTATTTATATTTAGTTGATGAAGTTGCAGATCAAGTTATTAAAAGATATAAAATAACTCAAGCTACGCCATTGTCCAACAGCGAGACGGATACTACTTTAAGCTTTGGGCTGACTGATGAAAGCTTTGATTTCGACACAATAAGCACAGTGACTGGTTATGAAAGTATCGAAACTTATAAAAACAATGGTAGAAAATTATTAATGGTGATCACATAATGTTAATTTTACAAAAAGCAACACAATTAGATCAGATAGAATTTAATCATTTGTATAATAGAAGTATAAATGCTCATGATGAAATTGAATATCTTGAAAGACAAAAAAATATATCGGCAACTGGTCAAGATTTTACTGAAAGAGAATTAAGAAAAAAATCATTTAATACATTTAATGAAGTATTAATTAATGATCTTGAAACGGACTTTTTGATTGAGATAAGAGAAGATGGTAATATAATTGGATTAGCAACTTGTCAATTAGAATCAGCTTATGATAATTCTTTATATGAGAATCAATATAGAATTGGTGCTTTCTTAGGTTGTAATGATAGTAGTGGAAATAAGCACTGGTTATTTGGAGAAGAATATTATCAAGCCAGAAATGCTTTTTGGAGTTCAATTGGAATTTCAGGGTGGAAAGAAATTTATAATTCTTGGGATAGTCCATTAGTTAGAATTACCAAGTCTTTACTTCCAAAAATTCAAAGATATTGTAATGTAGAAATCTACGAAGATCGTTATAAATATAATATAAATGATATAACTGAACAGGAAGCGGCCGTAGTTGAAAGTATGCCGAATCCTATTGTAATTAAATATAGTAATTTAGAGGAATAAAATGAATATTGATAAACTAAGAGAACAATTAATAATTGATGAAGGTCAAGTGAATGAGGTATACCTAGATCACTTAGGCTATCCAACTTTTGGCATTGGCCATTTAGTATTGGAAAGCGATCCAGAACATGGATGCGAAGTAGGTACTAAAGTTGATGAAGAAAGAGTTGTCGAAGTCTTTGAAAAAGATGTACAATCTGTTATCGAAGACTGCAAAAAGTTACATGATGGTTGGGAGGATTATCCTGAAGAGGTAAAACAAATCGTCGCAAACATGATGTTTAATATGGGTCGTACTAGACTTAGTAAATTTAGGAAGCATAATGCAGCATTACAATGCGGTGATTGGAATGAAGCAGCTAAAGAGGGAAGAGATTCACGATGGTACAGACAAGTGACAAACAGAGCGGAGAGACTAATGTCTCGATTAGAAGAGGTATGAGGTTCTTTGAATCTGAATTACCGCAAGAAAAACAAAAATATACCGGATGGTACTATTGCTCAGACAGAAAAGCATACTACCGATGGGATAAGTTTATAGGAGAAAAAAATGAGGCTAATTAGCTTAAATGGTGCTGAAACAAATTTAGCATCAGCAACAACAGTAGGTAATGCTAATGTTGTTAGACTATATAACACCGGTTCATCGGGTGTAACTGTTACTCAAAAGAGTGTTCCAGTAAGTGTTACTAAAACAACGCAAAACAACGCTGAAGCAACAGGAACTACATTTCTTTTGAACAATGTTGATGGTATTCAACTAGGAGATATCGTTACTGGTACTGGAATTTCTGGTACAGTTACAGTTGTAGCTATTCCAGTTGATTCAGGGCAAATTCCAACAAAAAATGTTGTTTTATCTAGTGAACAAACTCTAGCTGCAACAACAGATTTAAGTTTTGTTCAACCTGTAGTTACTAAAACTGTTACAGTTGCTCCAAAAATTGGTGAGTATATTGAAAAGACCCCTAGCGATACACTTGAAGGTGGCGCAGGAATTAAGGCCGTTTCAGTAGCTTATAAGTAAAATGACTGATATATTTGGATTGATATCCGATGTAGGACTACCAATCGCTGGTGCTTTAGCTAGCGGTGCGTTTGTTTTTATCATTATCAAACAAATATTATCTGGAGTTTTAGATCAAATTAATACTCTTAATATATTTACTAAGAGTTTAGAAAATAGAGTGCGCACAATGAATAATGAGATCGTAAAGATTGATATGTTAGTTTCAAGCGCTCTTGAATTAACCCCTCCTATAGATAGAATAGCTAGGGCGGAAAATTTTATAGAAGACGGTAACATCGACGTCAGACGGGATTAACCATGGATGCGTTAAATCCGGCTGTTTTGATATCCGAATATGGATTTACAACTGTTGCCATTGTCGGCCTTGGTTATTTCGTATTTTTTGTATGGAAGTTTATTAATAAAGAATTAGATCCAAAGATCGAAGAGATGCACATGGGTCTAATAAAGTTAATTGATCAGGTAAGAATGCTTGATCAAGATATGATAAGACTACAAGAAAAAATTAAAGTAGTTTTGGAGTACAGGGAAAGACAAAAATATTTGAGTGAAAATGAAAATGAAGAGAATAAAAAATAATTTAGAAATAAGTGCACTACTTTGCATTTTTGGTTTATCTTTATCTGGGATAGTTCATTCCCAAGAAATCGTGCATACGTTTAAAAATCCATCTTTTAGTGGAATAGGAACAGGCGCACATTATCTTACAATTGAAAACCAAGAACATAGTAGGAAAAAAGCTATTGAGGATGCTTTAGAAGCGGCAAGAAAAGCAGCTGAAAGAGCTGAAGAAAATACAACTTTAGCTAAGTTTATTCGCAACTTAGAAAGTAGAATATATGCTCAAATGGCTAAGCAGTTAGTTGAATCAATGTTTTCTAATGATAATGCTGTAAGGTTTGGTTCTTTTACATTAGAAGGGTCCATTATTACATATGAAGTAATAACCAATGATGATGGTACAGAGTTTATTAAAATGACTATCACCGATGAAAATGGATCAGAAACTGTAATCGAAATACCAGTAGGATCTGGTAATTTCGGTCAGGATCCAGACAATGGTTAGGATTCTATTAGCATTAGCATTTTTAACTGGATGTTCATCAATGCCAAAGTGGAGTCCTAATCCACAGGATTGTTCAGCACCAGAAATAAAAGATGTTGTAACATTAGCACAACAAGTAAAGCGTAAATATATTTGTGTAGATGTTGCTGAGGTAGTTAGGCTACCAGCATATGTAGAATTATTAAATGTACCGCCGGCAAAAGAAATGCCAGTTGTTGCGGTATATGGTTTTACCGATAAAACGGGACAAAGAAAAGCTCGTGATGGTATTGCAGATTTTTCAACTGCAGTAACTCAAGGTGGAACCGAAATGTTAATTGATGCTTTGAAGACTGCCGGTGGTGGTACGTGGTTCAGGGTTGTTGAAAGACAGGGAATCGATAATCTAGTAAGAGAAAGACAAATAGTAAGGTCTACTCGACAAGATGTAGCTAAAGCCCAGGGGACTGAGGCAAAAGGAGTTGGACCACTTTTATTCGCAGGAATGATAATAGAAGGTGGTATTATTGGTTATGATTCTAATATCGAAACTGGAGGTCGAGGCGCAAGATATCTAGGAATCGGTTTTAGTAAACAATATCGTAAGGACGTTGTAACAGTTTCTATAAGAGCAGTTTCTGTTTTAACGGGTGAAGTATTATTGAATGTCCAAAGTAGGAAATCGGTATTATCCTACGGATCAGGCGGCGATGTATTTAGGTTCATTGAACAAGGAACAGAGCTGGTTGAATATGAGGACGGTGTTGGTAATAATGAGTCGGTGACATACGCGGTACGAACAGCTATTGAGGCTGCAGTGCTGGAACTAATATACCAGGGTCATGACCGTAAATTCTGGGATTTAACTGAGGGCCATCGTCATCCTCACCAAATGGATGGTAAGAATGATAGGCACTCAACAAACGAGGAAATACAAAAATGAAGAAACTAATTAGTATAGTAGTACTATTGTCGACATCATTCGTTTTTGCACAAGCCACAGATGATAATGAAATTATGATAGAGCAAAGCGGTGATACTTTAACGCTTTATATCGATCAGGTTGGATATGGTAACAAAATAGGCCTAGATGATTTTTCATCTTCAGGTTCTGACATGACTATCGATGGTTCAAGTTTAACTTTTGACATTGATATGATTGGTAATCAAAATTTAATTTATGGCCCTGTTGTCATGGATTCATCTTCTTTGACTTTCTC